CTCGGCTGCGATGACCCGGAAAAATTGAAATCGCTAAGTCAGGCAAAGTATATCTGGATTGAAGAAGCGACCGAACTTTTTCTGGATGACTTCACNCAGATAACCCTTCGATTGCGGGGCAAGTCNAANCACCAAAAGCGGTTCTTCCTGACTTTTAACCCGGTCAGCGATACACACTGGATAAAGAAGCGGTTTTTCGATGAGGTGCCGGAAGCAGAGCAGGACCAAATACTGCGGCTGCATGGTACCTACCGGGATGCCTTGAGCTTTCTGGATGCCAACTACATAACTCGGATGGAAGCCCTTCGGGAAGTGAATGAGACAATGTACGAAATCTATGCACTCGGCCACTGGGGTATCTGGGATAAGGAAAAGCTATTTGCCAAAGAATTTGATGAGACGGTTCATGTCTTCCGGGGTGCAATCAAAGCCAAACCCGGGATGCCGCTGTATCTGTCCTTCGATTTCAACTCTGCCAATGGTGGAAATACCTGCCTTGTCGCACAGCACACGATTAACGCACCAAAGGACCGATACTATTGCAATGTTCATGTGCTGAAGGTTTACCGGATGCACGACCTTGAGGCAATGTGCCAAACCATATTGGCTGAATATCCGGGCTTTGAATACCACATAAACGGCGACCGAAGCGGCAAGAATGCGAATGAGGCGACAAGTGATAACAAGTCCAATTATCAACTGATTGCCAATTACCTGCACCTCGACCCGACCTACCAGATGCATATACCCAATGCCAACCCACGCTACATATCAAGTCGTTTACATACCAATCTGGTACTTAAGCACGGCAAAGTTCTACTCTCCTTACACGACCACAACGAGGGCTTATTTGCCGCTACTTTTATGCCTGAATTGATAGCCGACTTAAAAGCGGCCCGGATAAACAATGATGGAAGTCTGGATGCTTGGAAAAATGAAAATCCACAAATCGGCCACTGTCTGGATGCCTTGCGGTATTACCTGACAACCAACTTTTACCAGATAGTTGCTGAATATGGGCTGCAAGAATTTGGAGACAAAATTGCGAAAAGTAGTAACTTTGCCCCATGAGTTGCTGCAAGAATATCCTGAAAGTCTGCACCCTTCTGCCCGATTGCATGGAGGGATTATTCATCCATGTACCGCCTGCCTATTCTGAGGCTGAGATCACCATTCAGATAACCAACGGCAAGGGGCAAAAGATAACGCTAACCGAAGCCCCGCTATCAGGTCAGGTTGTCATCCTTACGCAAGACTACGATGCTGGGTTCTTCAATCCATACGGCGGCTTATACCAACTGCAATTCTTTACACCTTCCGGCCAACTGATAACCTTTGAGCAGGGCGGAAAGACTTATGATACTGTCAGCTTTGAGGTCGGCGAATTTGATTCGACAACCGGAGAGCTAAATGCCTTTTTGTAGTGATTTGATAGAATTGGACTGAAAGCCACTTGGAAATTTCAAGTGGTTTTTTTGTTACCTTTGCGGATATGAAGTTCAAATGTAACTGCGGCACCAAAAAGCCGAAAGGACCAAGGGGCAGCAGGCGATGATTGTCAGTGCAATATCGACCGCTTTTTTTTGCTGGTTTTTCGCCTATTGTCTGGACGAGGTGCCATACCTGCATTGGTACGGTAAGCTAATTGACCGGCTGCCATACCGCCTTAATAAACCAATGGGCCGCTGTCCTTTCTGCATGGCTCCGTGGCTTTACATTCTTTTCCTCTTAACTCCAAGTGATGCAAACATTATTAAACATCTTTGGCAGGTCGCCTTCGGCTTCGGCTGGGTCTATGCCGGAAACGAACTCTTTGCCCGATACATCTACCGAGGCGAATAAAGCCTACGCCGGAACTGCACCAGCGGAATGGCGGGATAAAATCGAATATGCCTTTACCTCTGGCGGGCGCAATTATTACCGCTTCATTTCCGAGCCGTACATCCCTTACACCCGGGCCAATGCTGCTCTGGATATTTATGAAGAACTGGAATGGGGTATCAGTCCGGCAATCCTGCAAAAGCACATGGCCGCAGTTGATGCGGTCCTGATGGATAGCAAGATAAAGACCAAAGAAGCACTCCTGACCAAATTGGCGGTGCTGAATAGCCATCTGAAAGAGCGGTTTGGATTGGCCACCAACCTGACCCTGCGCATGAAGTTGGCCACGGTCCTGTACTTCGATGAAACTGAGGATATTACTACCTACAACTATCAATACGGCGTTTCAAAGGCAAAGCACTGGGCCGAAAGCCACGATATACCAGATTTTTTTTTGAAGCTGCCAATATTAAACTTTCTGCCCTCTTTGCAAGATTGGGAGCAGAATTTGGCAACTCTTATGCGAGCCGAGGCAATAAAGGCAATCCACCATCTGGAAGTAGCTACTATGCTGAATATACCCGGAGAAACAAATCCAGAATTAGCGAACTTGTTAGAATCACAAAAGGCTCTATTCGAGATTATCAGGAATTGGAAGTGATGGGTATCTGGAAGCACAATGTAGTGAAGGAAGAACTGATCCGGCTGCACAAGGCTGGAAGATAGCGGGCCGCAGGTTGCCTGCCCGATCTGAGATAGCAGTCCGCAGATCGCCGGAAATCCTTATCTTTGGCGCACTATGGCAACGATTAGCACAAACGACATTGTAGTCAATTATAAGCTCGGTGATGTCTCCGGGCTGGCTCAACTGGAAAGCAAGTTATCCGGGCTGACCAAAGATGAGCAGGCTGCACTTGCTGAGGCAAAAAGGCTGACGGCTCAATTCCAAAAGATGGGCAACGAAGGCAAGGCCGGGGCTGAAAAGGTCAGTCAGGGGGTCAATTCTGCAAGGTCCAGTATGGGAAACCTTGGCAGCACCATTAACAGCATTGGCAGCTCTTTAGGTATAGCTTTCAGCGGTGCCGCAATAGTCGCCTTTGGAAAAGAGGTAATAAACATTACGGCCAAATTCGAGCAGCTTCAAAAGGCTATCACCTTTTCATCCGGCTCAATTGAGGAAGGTCAAAAATCAATGGCTTTCATCCGGCGCACTGCATCCAGCCTTGGATTGGACTTGCTCGGGGTTGCTGAAGGTTACAAGACTTTTGCAGCCAGTTCCAAAATGGCCGGCCAAAGTACGGATGAAACGAATCGGCAATTTCTGGCAGTTACCAAAGCGGTTGCAGCAATGGGCCTCAGTACGGACGATGCCAAAGGCGTATTTCTTGCCCTTGGCCAAATTATGAGCAAAGGCACTGTGCAAGCAGAAGAATTACGGGGGCAAATCGGCGAAAGATTGCCGGGTGCCTTTAATCTTGCGGCCAAATCAATGGGCGTAACCACGGCAGAGCTGAATAAGATGCTGCAACAAGGTCGGGTTATCAGTGGTGATTTTCTGCCAAAGTTTGCAACCGAATTAGAAAAAACCTTTGGTGAAGAGGCCGCAAAGAATATCAATACCCTGACAGCCAGCCAAAACAAATTTGGGGCTGCATTGGATTCACTTATGGTTGCCCTCGGTACTACCTATCAGGGCCGGATTAAGAGCTTCTTCGATACTTGGGCAAATAACTTTGACCGGGTGAAAGGCCTGATTGACCCGGGTACGGCAATCTTTGACAAAGGAATGCAGCAATCCATGAAGCTATCTCAGGAGGCTTTGAAAATTGCTATCAACAACAAGAATGCAGAAATCAGGCAGCTGAAAGAGCAATACCGACTGAGGGCCGAAATAGTCGCCGCTGATGGAGAGATGAGCGACTTGGAAAAAGTTATGGTGGAACAGTTGGCCGATAAGATTACCATGCAGCAAAAGTTTCGGGATGGTATGTTTGCCAACCTGAAGACCACCGAAGACACGGCAAAGGCTACCGAGCAGACAACTGAATTGACGGCGGAGCAGATTAAGCTACTCAAAGCCGAATTCAACGAGCGCAAAAAGCTATTGGAAATTCAGCGAGAATATGAATTACTGCTTAAATCGATTGAAGGCAATGTACCAGAGCCACAAGCCAAACTGGGTGCCGAAGTAAACTACCTAAAAAGTCTGGAATTGTTACAAAGGGAGTATGCGGCCAAAGGAGTTGATATAACGAAGACTGAAATTGAAATCACCAAACTGAATCGGCAAAAGGCAAATGAGGAACTGATTTCGGAGGAAAACCAATTTCAGATGCAAATGAAAGATGCCAGTAAGGGTTATTTTGCTGAACTTGACAAGCAGCGCAAAGAAGATGATGAAAAGCGGCGTAAAAGTCAGGAGGACCGCATAAAGGCCGCAAAAGAGGCCGCAGATGCTGAACTTGCAGCTGAAAAGAAGTTGCAGGAAGAAAAGCAAAAAGCCCGGGAAGAGGCTGAAAGGCAGGCAATTGATTTGGCCCAAATGACTGTAAACTCAATATTCAGTCTGCAATCTCAGTACGCTGCCAATGACCTTGCCAGAAAGCAGCGGCAATTCGATGAAGAAATCAGGCTGGCAGACGGCAATGTGCAGAAAATCACCGAGATTGAGGAAAAGAGGCGGGCAGCGGAAAAGGAAGCCCGGCTAAAGCAATTCAGAGCTGACCAAATGCAGGCAATCGCCAATGCGATATTCACGGCGGCTCCATACATTATTAAGTACACGGCGGGCCTGCCAGTTACGGCGGCAAACCTTTCGCTGACCTTGGGCGCACTTGCGGCGCAAACAGGCTTTATCCTTGCCCAACCAGTTCCTGAATTTGCAAAAGGGGTTGAAAACTTTGAAGGCGGTCCTGCAATCGTAGGGGAAAAAGGCCGGGAGTTGGTAAGGACCGATTCAGGCAGTTACCTGACACCTGACCGGGCAACGCTGACCTATCTGCCGAGGGGTGCAGATGTTATCACGGCACCAAAGACCCGGGAATTGCTTGCAGGCAATTCGACCCTTACCAGAGTTCGCAATGAATGGTCGGCAATCGATACGGCACCGATTGCAAAGGCAATTATGGGAATGCCAGTTCAGTCTCTGGAAATATCCGAAAGAGGGCTGGAGCGATATGTTACGAAAGGGAATAGGACAACGAAAATCCTGAATAAAAAAAGAGGGGCTAATTTATGAATTACCGGTTTTTCCTCAATAACCAGCAGGTCGATGAACCTGTTGGCTGGGATCAAGTGATTTTCGCAATCAAGCGGATGGATAGCTATGGCATCGACCAGAGCTTCAGCACTGGATTAACCTTCACAGGCGACCAAGACCGGATGCCTCAGATGGCCAATGGTGCAGCGATATTGCGCTTGATATTTGTCAATGAATTTATCAACGGAGCGGTTGATGTCCGCATTGAATCGGACTTTGTTTTTGAGGGCACCCAATGGAGCTTTCAGGGCCAAATTGATTTCAGCACCTATGAGGAAATAGAGATATGCGATGGATGCAGCGACGGCGTAAAGGTCAGCATAATCGAGGACCAATGGCGGGAGGCTTTTTTGCGAAATCAGGATGTCGATTTGGACTTGCTGAATGAGACGGCTCTGGATGGCACCGATATTGGGCCGTTCAATCTGGGCGAGGTAACGCTGCATTCGCAGGAGTTATATTTGCAGGGGCGTTGCAGGCAGTTGGCGAATACAGGTTACATAAATACTACTGCGGATGTGATTTGGCCTTTGTATTGGCAGCAATCGGATTTTAAAGGACCGTTTGGAAGTTCATTGGATGTTATTGGATTAACATTTTCAGTAACTAATGTAATTTTTAAAAACAACTCAAATGTTACCAGAACCTTTATTGTAAATGGTAAATTAAAATGTAGGGTTGTAAATGGCGATGACCCAAATGATATGATAATCAGGATGATAAAATATCCTGACCCAATGGGGCCAGCTACCTTAATAGCTGATTATGCATATACTTCATTTGGACCAATTGAAATCAAGACAATGGAGGCCGATATTGTCAATTTAACATTCACTCTTGGCCCGGGTGAATCCTTTCAAGTTCAGCACTACCTTACATCTTCTCTTTATAATAGAGCGGTTGGCTTTATTTACCCAGAAGAAAACTACCTGACTTTTACCGAATACAACCGAGGCACCGCAACCTTTTGCCGGGGCGTTTACATTTACGACTTTCTGGATAGGATAGTTACCAAGATGACCGGGCAAGCAGGCCGGGTGCGGAGTGATTACTTTGAGTATGGCGGGTGCCAGTGGAATCACCTGATTACAACGGGGCTATTTATCCGGAATGGTCAGCTACTGGAAGAAGCCGAACCGCAAATACCGACGACCTACAAGGACTTCTTTGATGGCATCGACAAAATCTTTTGCCTTGGTTGGGAGTTTGAGCAAGACCAGAATGGCGATTGGTTCATCCGAATAGAGCCGAGGTCGTACTTCTTCCAGAGGGTTATTACCAGTGAGTTCTTCAATGTCTCCGGGATTACCCGGCGGCCAAATCTGGATTTGGTTTTCGGGAATATTTCGGTAGGCTATAACGAGAACTGGAAGAACACAGCCCTATCCGGTATTTTCGAGATGCACACGAATCGGGAATACCATGTCCGCAATAAGGTGATGGAAAACGGCGCAACAAAGAAAATGGACCTGCTGACCGATATTATTGGCTCTGGCTATGCAATTGAGTATTCACGGCGGTTGCAGTTCTTTGAAGATAATTCTGGAACCAGCGACAGGCCGAATGATTATGAGTTATTCATCATCTGGCTTAATCGGGAGACGGTCAGCTTTGAGGATATTGCAGGCACCGGCTATGAGGTTGCAGGGCAGACAGGCGAATTCAGTTTCGGTCCGGGAACGGTCAGCTATGGAAGCAATTTCATCGACTTTTGCGATGCCCCGATTGCCAACATTTACAACATCATCAACACTCCGGCCCGGATTGCGGTCAGGTGGTGGAAATGGCTCGGAATGAATACCTTCGGCCTACCTAATGCCGATAAGAAGCTGTTCTTTCAGGTAGGCGAATATTATACTCAGATGGGCAGCAGGCTCGGAAATGATGACCTGCCTTATGTCTGCAATGAGGTGAATGATGAGGACACCACCATTTTTGAAAATGCCAACATCGAGGCGGCTCTTTCGACCGAGGCAATTCTTGTGAATCCGGTCGAGTACACTTTTAAGGTGCCTCAGGAATTATGCGACTTTTTGAAATATGAATCCGACGGAAAAAAGGTGATTCAATTTTCCTGCGGGAATAGTATATTTGCAGGGTTCTTGATGGAAAGTCAGAACACTCCAACAGGGGAGGCAGGCGGCGAAACCGAGTTCACTTTGGTAGCGACCGAACCGATCATTCCAGTTGGGCGGGCCTATTCACAATCAGCATACAGTAACGGTTATGGCTAATACCAGAGTTCAACAGCAGACGCTAGTTGATGCTAATCTTCCAGATAATTCAACCAATTTAATTACCCCTGAAAAGCATCGGGATGTAGAGACCGAATCTATATCAGCATCGGCCTTTGTAGATGACGACAACACATTCACCGAAAATAACGAATTTGAGCAGCCTATTATAGTGGGTGAGGCGACAATTTCGGCGGTGCCGACAACTAGTAACTTTCAGGCTGGGTTAAATGCAGGCAACGGTAACACCGGAACCACCTGCAATCAGATTGGCGATAGTGCGGGTGCAAGCAACACCGGAACCAACTGCAATCAGATAGGACCAAATGCGGGTGCAAGCAACACCGGAACATACTGCAACCAGATTGGCAGTGCTGCAGGGCAGGATAACACCGCAAGCAATTGCGTTCAGATTGGACAAGATACCGGGCGAAATAACGAAGGGGCCAATTGCAACCAGATTGGCGAGAGTGCAGGTGTAAATAACGAAGGGGCCAATTGTAACCAGATTGGCGCAAGTGCAGGTGTAAATAACGAAGGGGCCGAGTGCGTGCAGGTTGGCAATAGCGCCGGGCTAAGCAACACTGGAAGTTACTGCAACCAAATCGGCACAGAAGCAGGGAACGCTAACACTGGGTCCGGCTGCAACCAAATCGGCGGCAGTGCTGGTCAAGGTAGCACCGGGGATAGCTGCAATCAGATTGGCAATAGTACAGGCGGAAATAACAC